TAGAAATATGTGTACCCTACATCCTCAAGAGCAGTGTGAATGTCCCGGAGTTCCACCTTTTAAAATGAAACCAAGAGAAAGGATGATAAGTTATGAATGGAGGGGTCCTATGCGATGTCATCACAGTGAGGTGTGTCCATGTGATTTGATACTGACTTTCAGAAGCACTTTACAAGTAGAACCAGTGGTAATACATCGGGTAACCGAAGGGCGTTTAAGATCTAAGGAGGAAATGCTTGCTTTAACTGTTTCTCATGTAGAAAGTTTGTTCGTGGTCACAGGAGGTATAGTAGTTCAGAAAAAGAAAGGGCTCAATCAAGATGTCAAGATTCGGAATGCGATAAAAGCCACAGGACATACAAATATCCATGAAATTCTAGCACCATCTAGTAGGGTCATAGCTGCTAAAGATGACCCTCTTCAAATTCCCTCTAAAGGAGTGGAAGATGCTGTGAAAAAGGCTGATATGGAAACATTTAGGGAATTATACGGTATAGATAAAGATTACACTTGGTACAAGAAAGAAGTGTTTCGTCCCTTGGCTTGTATGACTAATGATAAGGTTGTTAAAAAGAATGAAGATATCTGCAGCCTGTTAGGGCTAGTCTTGCAAACACAATCTCAGTACAATAAAGCTTTTGGAGGAACAAATCAGCGACCACATGTTATTTCGGCAATGAGGGGAATGGATGATGAAAAAGTAGTACGTATCATTTCAAAACATAGCAGACCCACTGATGTCATAACTGATTCACTGAAAAAGGTTATGGATCATGTTCCAGAAGCATTAGATTATATGTATAATTCCTTTGATGTAGTAGAAAAGTTTGGAAAATGTGATCCGGTTGTGACCATGGAGAGAACGCGAGATTTGTACCTAGGGGCAGCAGCTGGTTTTTTTTTAGGACCTACTCAAGTGAAAGAGGTAATGGAAGACGTGTTATTAGAAGTCAATCCTAGTGGTAAGAAAATTCATGCATTTCAACCTGTGATGAAAGCATCTCAAAATTTCTGGACAGGAATGCAACCAATTCCGGTAATTTTCACACAATCGTGGAAAACAGAAACGAAGTATTCATGGGTAGATCAGATTTTTACTGAAACCTGGGAAAAATTTGTTGGAAAAGCAAGAACGTTTGAAATAGGTAATGAATTTTTCATTGTTCAAGAAAAAGTGTGTCAAACTGTTAGAATGTTGCTGGAAAGGTGGGGAGGAATTTGCATTGGAATGAAATGGCCTCGAGGAGGAGCTCATGAATTTGCCAAACAATTTGGTATAGAACCTGGTTTAGAGTCTTTTAATAAACTGGGGGACGGAGACTTCTCGGCATTAGATCAAACAATACATTATGTTTTCTTGCAATTGTTCTACACTATGGGAGGAGTGTATTTTGACCCAAAAGGGAAACATTATAAGGTGATGGTACGCATTTTGGAGTATGTTGCTCGTCAAATATCAGCCAGGGTTGTACATTTATGTGCCCGTATGTGGGCCGTGGTAATAGGTAAAATGCCAACGGGGGCCTGGATGACAGCACATGGTAATTCATGGATAGTCTGCTTATATTACTATCTGTTTTGTGTTATGCAATCCTATAAAATGAGACCAGAACTTAGAGAGAGGTTTCAGTTGAGTTTAATGCAATCTTATGTCCAAGCTAAAGTCTACGGAGATGACCACATCTTGAAAAACAAAAGAGATTATGAAATTGACGCATATATTGGAGAAATACAGTTTGCAACCTGGGCAGCTCGTTACGTAGGAGCAACAATTCGAGATGTGAGAACAGATGTACCATTTGTCTCAGAAAAAGGTGGAATGGGACAAATAAAGAAAGAAAATATAGTGATGTTAAAACAGTTTTTTGTGCGAAACCGAAGTGTCGGACATGAACAAGCTGATTATTTACCTCACCGAGCAGCAAGAGATTTCGCAATTAGGGCCGTATGGGGTTCCACTGTACGAAAAAGAGACATTTATGACATTATACTTTCGACAGTAGGTCATGCTTATGGAACTTATGCATCTAATTACCATGCATGGGTATGGCTGAAGAAACTTCATGTCTCAGCAACGAATGCGATTCCTAAGGAGGAAAGAGAACGAACATTGGGTATGTTGACTTCAAGAATAGAAACACCTGATCACGTGAAAAGGATGAGACAATCATCAATAACGATAGAACAAATGGTGGGTGCATTTCCATCATATGAATTGTTGGAAGAAAAGAATAGATATGATCCTATCTATCATATTACTTGTAAAACCGACACGTTGAATGATTGAATGTCAAAAATATACTGTTTAAAGACAGCGATTAACACTATCGTAAAGTGGATTTTAAAAAGAAAATAAAAATAATGTGGTTGTGACCGCCACTATAATCATCA